CCGTCACGATCGCGTTGTTGCAGATCCTGCAGCAGGATGCGCCGCTCCGCGTGCTGCTGCCCGATGGCGCGTGGTTCGCCGAGGCGCCCGCCGGCTCGACGCGGTTTGTCATTCTGTCGCTCGTCTCGTCGGCCGAAATCCCGATGTTCGGTGGCCCGGCCTACAAGGACACGGTCTACCTGGTCGAGGCGCGCGCCCTCACGACCAGCGGCGCCGACGTCGAACAGGCGTTCGCGCGGATCACGACGCTGCTCACCGATACCGCGCTGACGATGACCGGCTACGGCGCGATGCTCACGCAATTCGAGGAAGAACTCGAGTCGGTCGAAGTCGACGACATCGATCCGTCCATTCGCTGGAACCGCTGCGGCGGCCATTTGCACGTGATGGTCGCCCCGCTCGTCGGCTAACCCACGGCATCTGAGGGCACACGATGGCAGCAATTGATCGCATTCACGGCAAAAGCGGGCAGATCAAGATGGATCCCACGGGCGTCGGCGGCGCGACCGCGGTGCTGGTCGCCTCGCTCGACAAGTGGGACCTCGACATGGCGAAGGACCACGTCAAGGTGACGTGCTTCGCCGACACCAACCAGGTGTACGTCGATGGCTTGCCCGACCTCAAAGGCACGTTCGGCGGCCAGTACGACCCGGTCGATGGCCTGGTGATCTTCTCGGTGATCTTCGGCACGGTCGCGCCGTACCTCGAGCTCTATCCGACGAGCCTTGGCTCGACGCCGCCGCACTTCTCGGGCCGCGGGCTGCTTGACGGCAAGATCTCGTGCCCGGCGAACAGCTCGGTCACCATCACCGGGTCGTTCGTGGCCGCTGGGCCGTGGACGCATCCGTAGAGGCGCGGCGTGCTGTCGGGCGACATCGGATCGATCAAGTGGGGGCACTACACCGCCGCGGCCATTCACGGCTACACGGTCGCGCCCACGGACAAGACGCTGCGGACGTGGTCGCTACGCGCGACGGTGGTCCTGGCCGACGCGTTCAAGATGGCGCAGACGCCGCTCGTCTTTTCGGCGAAACATCCGAGAGGCGAGTGGCGGTGGCCGATCACATCCCTGGTGCGGTCCGAGGCGTCGCTGACCGCGACGCTCGGGCCGCCGGAATCCGTGGTGCGTTGAATGAGTCGCTGTCGTGTGGTCGCGCCCGAGGTCGTGCGGTTGCCGCTCTCCGACGGCGATCACCTCGACGTGCAGAAGGAACTGAACGCCGGGCAGTACCTCGAGCTGCTGACCGCGCTCGTCGACCGCAAGCCGTTCGCCAAGGCGATCGCGTATCTCGTGAGCTGGTCGCTGGTCGGCCTCAACGGCCAGCCGCTGCCGTACGACCTCGACATGCCGGAGGCCGATCGCCGGTCGACGATCGGCGCGCTCGACAAGAACACGGTGCGCGAGATCACCGCCGCGCTCGACAAACACGAGGCCGCCGAGCAGGCGGCGGTCGACACAAAAAAAAAGACCCCGTCTTTCGCACCCGTGTCCTCAGCACCATGAACATCTGCCGCGCGATGGGCGGGTGGCGGTATGAGTGGGTCGACGCGCTCCCGCGCGCCGTCTATGACGTGCTCGTCGATCACCTGAACCATCCCGAGGCCGACTGATGGCGCTCACCGGCACGCTGCTCGCCGACTTCTCCGCGTTCGTCAACGAGTCGGCGAAGGCGACCACCGCCGTCAAGGGGATGGAGTCGAGCGCGGACACCGCGGCGACGAAGCTCTCCCAGCTGGCGCCGGCCGCCACGGAGACGGGCACCGCGTTCAGTGGGCTGAGTACGCAGATCGCCGCCACCTTTACCGGGATGGTGTCGTCCGAGGCCATCATCGGGGCGACGTCGGCGGCGTTTCACACCCTGACCGAATTTGTGAGCGAGTCGGTCGCCGCGTACAGCAAACAGGAAGATGCCACCGTGCAATTGACGGCGGCGCTGCGGCAGCATGGGCTGGCGACGCCCGAAGTCATCAGCCAATACAACGCGCTCGCCACCACGTTCCAGAACACGACCAAGTACGCCGACGAGGACATCCAGGCGATGGAAAAGTTGCTGACGCTGGTCGGCAACGTGATGCCCAGCCAGATGCAGGCCGCCCTCAAGGCCTCGACCGATCTGGCGTCCGGTCTCGGCATCGGTCTCGAGCAGGCCACGAATCTCGTGGCGAAGGCGGCGGCCGGGCACACGACGGCGCTCGGGCGGTACGGCATCACGGTCAACGAGGCCGACGTCGCCTCGCGCGGGTTCGCGGCGGTGCTCGACGTCATCAACGAGAAGTTCGGCGGGCAGGCCGCGGCGGCGATTGAGACCTATTCAGGGCGCGTCGCCCAGGCGGCCAACGCCTGGGACAACGTCAAGGAGGCCCTCGGAAAGGTCATTCTCGAAGATCCGCTCGTGACCAACGCGCTCAACCACATGGTCGACGCGACGAAGGCGGCCGACACGGCGGCGACGGCGGCGACACCCTCGCTCGCGGGGCTGGCGGCCGATTTCGGGTTGATCGACCGGAATACGGCCCAAGCCATTGACGGCCTCGAGGCGTACGTCGACGGGCTCAATACGGCGGCGCAGGCGACGCGGATCATCAACGCCTTACCGAGCCCGTTCGAGAAAATGGCGAAGGACGGGGCGTTGCCGGCGATCAATACCGGCCTGGACCTCAACAACAAGCTGGTCAAAGAACACGAAGAGCAGATTCGGAAGGACGCCGAGGCCGCGAAGGAATGGGCGAAAGCCAACGACGCGGTCAACGGGTCGCTCGTCACGTGGCAGGACACCCTGGCGACCGTCGATAAAGGGCTGCAAGAGGACATCAAGATCGCGTTGTCGTCGGGCGTGTCGCAAAAGGAGCTCGCGACCGCCTGGGGACTCACCGACGCGCAGATCAAGGCGGTGGTCATCTCCCTCGGCGACTACGCGACCGCGTTGAACATCACCGCGGATCTCGAGAAAGACGAAATCGCCCGCCGCAAAGAGATCACCGCCATCACGCTGAAGGCGACCAACGATCGCGTGCTCGCGGAACTCCAAGCCAAGCAGGCGGCCGAGGCCGCGAACGAGGCGTTCCTGACGGGCGCACTCAAGGACGCCCAGGCGCAGGACGCGCTGCAACAAGGCATCTCGGCGACGGCGTCCGCCAGCACCACCGCGGCCGAGACGATCGGCTCCTCGTACGAACAGGGGTTCACGCGGTCGACCGCCGCCTCGAGCAAGTTTCGCAACAGCGCCACCGCGGACGCCACGGCGGTGGCCGCTGCGGCCGCGGCCGCGACCGCCGTGTATGAGACGGTGCAAGGGCGGTATGACGCGTTTCAAGCGCAGCAGGCCGCCAATCCGTCCAACATCCTCAGCCAGGTCGGCATGTTCGGCGGGATGCAATACGTGCAGACCCGCGACAGCGGCGGGCCGGTGGTCGCCGGCCAGTCGTACCTGATTGGCGGCGGCAAGGCGCCCGAGATCTTCACGCCGGGGGCGAGCGGGTTCGTCACGCCCGGCGGCGCCGGCGGCGGCAGCCACGTCACGCACAACATTTACATCACGCAACCGCTCGGCACCGCGGACGCGATCGCGCGCGCGGTCGCCGACGCCCAGGTCAACCTGATGCGCGGGCAGGGCGTGCGCCTGCCCTACGGCACATGATTCTCACCAACGCCGTCTCGGGGATCGCACGCTCGGGCGCCACGCGGTCCGGGTATCCGGTGCTGCAGGGCGCCAAGGTCCCGTTGTACGCGCTGTCGAATGTCGCGCGGTCGGGCGCCACGCGCTCGAACTACGTCGGCAGCCGCATGTTCATCAATATCGGGGGCATTGATTTTGGGTCTGGCGCGCTCGGCGACGGCGTCGGCGTCCTGGCCGAGTCGCTCACGAAATCGGACGCGATCAACAACACGCCGGTCACGCTCGCATTCACCGCGCGCGGCTGGGTGCCGGTCGAAGGCAGCGACGTCGTCGTGACGCTGGGCTCGAAGAACAACGGCCGCCGCGAATTTGGCGGGACGATCCTGAGTACGCGGCACCGCTACGTCGGCGACAAGCCCGTCGCGGCCAACATGCTGTACGACGTGTCGTGCATCGACTACACCTGGGGGCTCGACCGGCGCAAGGTGTCGGGGAACTACACCAACGCGTCGGTCGCCGCGATCGCCGCCAGCCTGCTGACGTTCGCGCCCGGCTACACGCTGCGCGTCGAGCCCGACATCGGCGCCGAGCTCCTCGACCAGATCACGTTCACCGAACAAGGGCTCTCGAGCGCGTTCGCGCAACTCGCCAAGCGCGTCGGCGGCGACTTCCTCTGCGACTTCGCCAAGGTCGTGCATCTGTTCTACGAGAACACCGCGCTGGCGCCGCCGACGATCGTCAACGCGGTGCACCCGTCCCTCGCGAACATTGCGTTCACGCGCGACCTGTCGCAGGTCGCGACGCGCGTGCTCGGCAACTTCGGCGGCAGCAACGCGCTCGAGCAGCTCGCGCCGGGCGCGACGTTGCTGCCGGTCGAGACGGCCGCATGGTACCTGCCGCAGGGCGGGACCGTGCTGGTCGGGCAGCAGCGCGTGACGTACGGCGGCCTGGTGGTCGGCGGCGGCGGCTCGCTGGTCGGGCCCGGCGCGTCGCCGACCGGGACGCCGAACGCGTCGCTGCAACCGGGCGCCGGCGTGGATGTCGGGTCGCACGACTACGCGGTGACCTACCAGACCGCGACCGGCGAGTCGGTGCCGGGGCCGCGCCTGACCGTGCCGGTCGGCGTGTTCCTGCCGCCGACCACCGCACCGACGCCGGGCGCGCCGGGTCCGGGCGCCAGCGGCCCCGACCCGGGCGTGCACGATTACGCGGTGAGTTTCGTGATTAGCGGCGGCGAAACGGTGCCCGGCCCGCGCGGGGTCGGGGCGACCGACGTGACGCCGCCGCCCACGACGGCCCCGACACCTGACCGGGTGGATGTCGGTCCCGGGCCCGATGCCGGCACCCACGATTACGCGGTGGCGTTCGTTACGGCCAGCGGCGCGACGCCGGCCGGGCCGATCGGCTCCCAGATCACGACCGGCGTGCTGCAGGTCCCGGTCGCCGCGCCGGCGAGTGCGCCGACGCTGACCGAAGTCGCGGGCACCCAGAATTGGGCGCCCGGCGATCACGTGCAGGTCGGCGTCACGTTCGTCACGGCGGCCGGCGAGACGACGGTCGGCCCCCTCGGCACCGTCGTGATCACGCGGTCGATGGGTACGAACCAGATCGATGTCAGTAACGTGCCCCTCGGGCCGGCGGGTACGGTCGAGCGGCGGCTCTATCGGATTCAGGTCAACGGCACGACGCCGACCGGCAACACCTACTGGTACACGATCGGCAACAACACGGCGACGACGTTTTCGAACCTCCCCACGGGCTTTCAGTACAGCAGCAGCGGGCAGGTCGGGCCGCCCAGCAACACCGCGGGCACCGCCCCGCAGAACAAACAGACGGTGCATCTGTCCGGCCTCCCGACCGGGTCGGCCGCCGTGACCGGGCGCGCCCTCTACCGTCGTTCGGGCGGCCAAGGGCTGCGCTGGGTCACGACGATCGCCGGCAACAGCACGACGACGTATTCCGACACGACGCCCAACGCGAGCCTCGGCGGCGCGCCGCAGGGCAACAACACGGCGACGTTACGCGTGATCCCGCTGACCGCGATCCCGCTCGGCAACAGTCTGGTGACCGCGCGCAAGGTCTACCGCACGCCCGCGAATACCGGCGGCGGCACGCTGAAACTCGTAGCGACCATCGCCGACAACACGACGACGACCTATACCGACACCGTCAACGACGCGAGTCTCGGCGCCGCCGCGTTGACCGTGGGCACCGCCCAGGCCGCCCAGGTGCAACTGAGCGCGATCCCGGTCGGCGCGGCCGCGGTGACGGCGCGCAAGCTGTATCGGTCGAAGGCGGGCACGACGCCGCTGCTCCTCCTGACGACGCTCGCCGACAACACGACGACCACGTACCTCGACGCGCTGGCCGACGCCAGCCTGGGCGCGACCGCGCCCGTCAGCGATACCTCGGGCCTGCAGCAACCGCAAGGCAACGTGTTTGCTGGGTCGGCGACGCTGCCGTGCGCGTCGGTGGCCGCGTTCCTCCCGTCGGGCGGCTGGGCCATCGTCGGCTCGCAGAACATCCGCTACACGGCCATCAGCGGGAATGCCCTGCTGGGCATTCCCGCCAGTGGCCCGGGCGCCATCACCGCCACGATCACCTACAACACCACCGCCGTCGCCGCCGCGATGCTCACCGGCATCCCGACCACCGGCCTCGGCGTCATCAAATACACCGTGCTCAAGGGCGACCCGGTGAACGTGTTTGTCCAGGTCGACGACCTGCCCGCACAGGCCGCCGTGCGCGCGCAGCTCCCGGACAGCGACGGGATTATCGAGGACGAGATTCAAGACGGCCGGTTGTCCTACACCGAGGGGCGCGCGCGGTGTCAGGCGCGGCTTGATCTACTCGCGGCCCTCGATAGCGAGGGCAAGGTCGGCGTGATTAGCGTGTCGTACGTGTGTCGCGACCTCAACACGATCGCGGGCGCGACCACGACGATCAACCTCGGGCCGCCGATCAACCTGCGCGGGGATTTTCTGATTCAACGCGTCGGCGTCAACCAATTCCATATTCCGAACTTGCACCCGACCTACACCGTCGAGGCGTCGAGTATTCGATTCTCCGCCGAGGAAATGTTGCGCTTACTCCGTCAGGGGGCGATGTAAATGGCCGTCACGATTGTCCGTACGCCGTGGATCGACGATGACGGCACCGGCACGACCGGCACCGTGGTTAACAACGCGGTGAAAACCGCGCTCTACAACGACATCGACGGCGCGCTCGCCAAGGTCGCGCAGCTCACGGGCGGGAACACCCTCACCGGGAACCAGACGATCGCGGGGCTCCTGACCGCGATCGGGATCGGCACGCATGTCTTTCAAGGGACCGGGGCCGGCATCGAAGCGGTGCAGGTCCGCAACGCGACGGCAGGCGGCGGGAACCTCGCGGCCCTGTACCTCGGCAACGACACGGATGCGACCCTGACGAGTTTTCTGTCCCTGTCCTCGACGTTCACCTCGGGGGGATCGGCCCTGGCGAATGGCACCGTGTTCTCTAATAACGGTTTGGGCGGGCTGTCGCTGGCGACCAACGTCGCCGCCGCGATCCGGATCTATACGAACAACGTCGAACGACTGCGCGTCCAGCCGACCGGGGAAGTGTGCGTGAACCAGACCGGGGCGCCGACCTTCGGGGCGAAATTCGCGGTCACCGCCGATGGCGCAGCGAATCCCGGGATGGCGGTCACCAACAGTAATCCCGGCAACACGATGGGCTATGCGGTGTTTTTCAATTCGGCGGCAGGCATCGCGGGGCAGATTCAGCAAACCGGGGCGACCACGGTGGCGTATACCACGACCTCGGACGCGCGGCTGAAAGACGACGCCGGGCGGGCGGCGGACCTGTCGGCGTTGCGCGCCGTGGTCGTGCACGACTTCGCGTGGAAAGCCGACGGCCGCGCGGATCGCGGCGTGTTCGCGCAGGACGCCCATGCCGTGTTCCCGCGGGCCGTCACCGTGGGCACCGACGACACCACCGCCGACGGCACGTTGACCCGTCCGTGGATGACCGACTACAGCAAATTTGTCCCCGACCTGATCGTCGGCTGGCAACACCACGACGCCGACCTCGCCGAGCTGCGCGCCCTCCTCGTGACCCTGAAAGGATCCGCCGATGCCGAATGACGCCTTTAGCCAGCAGGCCCTCGCCGCCGATGCGCGCTTTCACCAGCGCCTGCAGAACGCCCTGACCCGCGTCGCCTGGGAGATCCTCGACGAGGACCCGTCGACGCTGCACCACGCCGAACGCGCCGCGTACGCGAACCGCGTCAACACCCAGCCGCTGCAGACCGCGCAACAGCTCGCGCCCTCGTTCGTCAACCGGCCCAACGTCTTTAATTTCGAGACGTCGTACAGTTTCCCGGTCGGCGGGACGATCACCGCGGCCGGCGATCCCGACCTCGAATCGCAGTTGATGACGGACTGGAACAAGATGGCCGGCGTCATCGCATGACGCGCACGCTCGAGGCCGCCGACTATTGGCGGCTGCGCGCGATCTGTTCCGAGGCGCAGCGGTGCGAGCTGCTCGCGCTCCAGGCGCGCGCGGAACTCGCCACCGCGCACAAGAAACAAACCGCCGTGCTGACCGAACTCGGCCTCGACCCGGCCGCGCCGTCCTTCAGTCTCGACGACGACACCCTGACGATCACCGTCCCGGAGGCCCCATGCTGACGATTGCGTTGCTGTTGCTGCTCGCGGCGTTCGTCGTCACGATCGCGGCCGCGCTGAACCCGCCCAAGGCGCCGCTGTGGGTCGCGGTGCTCCTGCTCGTCATCGTCGGCCTGTTGCAAAGTCTGCCCCTACGGTGACCAAGTTCGGCGGACCGGCGGCGTGCTGGGATGCTGCATCGCGGCAATTCAGTCGTGGCGGCGTGTAGCGCGCGCCGTCGGTCCGTCGCCGGTCGGCCATGACCCCGGGCCTGCTGCTGGTCCTGGCGCTGCTCGCGTTGCTGCTCGTCGGCCGCGGCGTGCGGCGCGGACCCTAGAACCCCGCG